ATGGCAAAGTCACAGCTAGCAACATACACTGAGAAAGAAGCGCTACTGAAAAAATTGCAGGCTGAATTGTTAGCGCTCGAATCGAATGAAGATTTTAAGAAAGACATTGAATTTAAAGAAAAACTTGAAGCGCTCATGAAGAAATACGAGAAGAGCGAGCGTGACGTAACTGAAATGCTGAATCCGTCGACGGAGCAGCAGAGCGCTAGCAGCGGCACGCGTCGTAAGCGTAAGCTCAAAATCTACAAAAACCCTGAAACTGGGGAAGTCGTCGAGACTCGCGGTGGCAATCACAAACAGCTTAAGCATTGGAAAGCAGAGTTTGGTGATGAAAAGGTCGAATCGTGGCTGGTACGCGAAGAAGACTAAAATTGAAAGCGATCATGAACAAAAAACCCCGCATCTGCGGGGTTTTTCTATTGGTTAAAACATACTCAGCAAAGTCGCCGCACTCGATCCCAGCACCGCAGCAACGGTAGGGTTCTCTAACATCTGCCGAATCTTGCCTTTAGCAGCGTCTTTTTCAGCATCAGATGTTTCAGCCTTATCAATTTTCTCGATCAAACCGGTGATGCTGGCTTCAATATGCTGAAGGTTGTGATCGCCGATTTGAATACCTTGAGAATTGTTGATGTGAAACGTTTGAGATGTCGGGGCGGGACTGGATCGCTTCAAGGAACTGGTTTTCTCTAATTTTAGGTTCCAATGCGGTGGTATATCATCCAGCAAACCGGGTGAGTAGTCGACATCAAGTATAGTGTATTGTTCCTCTTTCTTGTTGGGTAAAACCCTAATCAACGTATCCCCCTCGGACACATTGATATCATCAACATATATAGAAGCAGCGTGACCACCTTTAGAGCCTACGCGAGTTTTATAGTTTTCTGAACGAGTTCCATCTTTCCGTAGGATATATACAGTATCGTTGTGAATTGATTCGAAAGGATTCATCTGTAAAGCCTCATAGATTAGCGTTGCCTACCGAAAGTTAACATTACCTTCATCTAGCTTCCATTCTTTCATCGACTTGGTAAACTTTCGTCTATTGTCAGCTAGCGACAGTGCTTGAAGGTTTTCTAGTGAATGAATGAAGGTCACATCACGCCAGCCCGCACGCTTGAAGCGAGATACAGGTACGATATGGTCAACGCTCCATTCGATTCCCCAAGTCTCCCATGTCCAGCCGTTCGCAGCCATCATTGGGGCTAGGTGGTCCTTCAGGTCGTCAGCAGTGTACCCGAGATGGTCCCAAGGGTTACCCCATGGCTGACGCTCGATGCGGTTGAGCATACGCGTTGCGAGACGAGTTAGACGACGATCTAGAGAGCCGTAGTAGCGCTGATAGTACTGTGACTGCGTAGCGCGTCTACGTGCGTACTGCACAGCGTTGTGTCGAGCGTTTGCAGCGTCAGAGCATGATACACAGCGATTTGTAGCGATGTAGCGAAGAGTCGACGCGCATTTTTTGCATGCTATTTTAGATTCGAATTTGTTTGATTTGATAGATTGTTTTGACATGTGAACATCTCCTTTTCATTGTTCACATGTATTTATTACTGATTTCAATAATTTATAACCGGTTATAATGAATATCGAGAATAGCTAAATATCTGTGTAGTTTTGACATAGTTACATCCTCCTAAAGAAAAAGCCCTCAACTGAGGGCTTTTTTATTTTCCTCTTCTCGTTGCCTAACCTGACGCGGCGACATCATGTTAGCTCTGTTATAGATAACGTCCTCTAGCTCTAGTCTAAATGATTCGTATATCTCGGCAGATTGCACGATTTCTAAAACCTGTTCTAAAGTAAAATCTTTGCGTTTGACGCCTAATCTGAAAAAAACTTCCGCATGTTCGATAAATTTAGGATTGCTGTCTCTTAATGTCGTCATGAATTCCCAGTGGTTAGCTCTACCATTAATATTGAATTCAGAAAGTATTTCGGTTTTCTCAAAATACTGACAGACTCCGGTTTTTATCTGACCGGTTTTGAAATTTCGGATTACGTATAGAACAGAGTCAAGATGATTGTGATGTGACATAGTTTGTCCTTTTTTATTGTTTCTTACGAACGTTGTACGCATGCCGCGAATTCTCAATATTCTTTATAAAATCTCTATTGACAGCACTATCATTTTGAATCGCTGCGTTAACTAGTGATTCGACAATACATGAGACAGTAGAATCATGTTGATCAGCTAAAAGCACTATTGTGTGAAAAATGTTGCTGTCTAGAGTTTGGTGATATGATTTGCGAGCCATTATATTACCTCCAGGGTTATTAGTTGTTGGCTATGATTGTTTCTTGTGAATAGTACGTGTTCATGATGTCTACGTATTGAGAGTAAGAACGTGGTTTTAGGCGTATCCCTGATTTCAATTGACTCTCTTTATATGAGCGAGTTTTGACAACAGCACGAGGAATTACAGTTAAGCGGTTGCGTTCAACGATGCTCTCAATTTGTTGAACCGCTTCACGAACTACGGTAGCGTTTGGAAATTTGGCTTTAAGATAATCTGCGCGCCGTTTGTCGACTACGAATAAATCAACTCGAATATCAGACATATCTCGATTACGAATAATAGTTCTGTTGCAAAATTGGTTGCACGACATAACATTTCTCTCGAAATCAATTTCAGCGCGAGTGACGCCAAACACATCATTTAGCGCGTGAATTTCGTTGCTATCTGCGTTAGCACTACTCACACAAATAGCGTTAGCGACAGTATCGTAATCGTTCAAACCATGCGGGGTGTTAACGACAGGAATGGAAAATAGATACTCGTATTTGCTATTACAGTTAGCGATTGCCCGCGCGTTGCCGATTTTACTCATCGCATCTTGAATGACGTAATGCTGAATGCCGTGACCACGATTATTAAACCAGTTTTTATTTGGATCAGAGTTATCACGCTTAGTAGCGGTCCAATTTTCGTCGATGTAATAGTGAATAAACACATTCTCGCGTTCGTTTACTACTGGCCCCATCGACACGTCATTGAATGCGAAACCCGCATTCCTCATCACATAGTAAGATTCAGACAGGGTGAAATCAGCAGATAGAATCTTAACGCTATTGAATTGCTCTAAAAGCGATGTGTTTATAATTGATCCAGCAGTTAGTAGGGTGGTGCGCTTTTCCAGTGCCTCATCGATACTGATGAAATTTTCTAGTCTGAATTTGGGGATATATGTCGTATGTGACGCAGACAAGACGAACGTAAAAAAATCTTTAATGTTTGATGCTTCGAATAGATCGTCATGCTCACTACCTGCTAGCAGGGCTTCAACCTGAGAACGTTTGCCGTCTTTCACTGTGACTGAATACCGCCCTTCGTCTGCTGACACGAAATTGAGATATGATGTGATTAGATCGAAACTAGATTTGTAGATCGATAGTGCGTGAGCTTTGTGAAATGACATCGATTCGTCAATGCTTAGATCATACTCATTGAACATCGAAAGACCGCGAAATAGAGCTAATTTGAACGTGGCGTGGGTCGATATGATGACTGACGCGCTCGACTGCATGATCTCATTACAGAATGCATGAGTAGTAGAGCCGTTAACGCTATCGCCGTGGATGACTTTAACTGATAGGTGGGGATTTAGTAGCTGTAGTAATCTTTGCTGTTCTTTAGCTAGATCGATAGACGGGACTAGATGAATGGTTTGCCTTTTAGATTGTGCTAATCGCTTTAGCTGTGTGTATGACTTGCCGAATCCGGCACGAGTTTGGTCGTAATCTAACATTTTTGTTTTTACACTCCGGTATTTTTCAATGCTGTACTGTTATTTAGCCCTCGATTTGAATAATTAAACATGGATTTAATTTCAACTGGCTATGACTAATGTTCTCATGAAACGTTGATTCGTCAAGTCTTCAAAGTAAGATTTGAGCGCCCACTATTGGGATTATATTTTTTAGGACTTTTTTCTATATATATATAGGAAAAGGTCCCATTTTTTAATAAACGTAATTCTTAATGAATAGATGCCAATTGGCAGGGGTAGGGGTTTCAGTAGCGAAAGCGAAACGGGGTTGGGGTTGTGCGTAGCACATATTGAGAAAGGACATCAAAAACATGTTGATGTGCTCGTGAACTCACACATCAAAGCGATTTCACATTGTCTCGTGATAAAAACACATCACATCGACAATGCATCATCGCATATCAACCCCAAAAGCGTTTGTACTGACGTACAGAAACCCACAAACCCAAATGATTATGAACAGTTTCATGAGGTGATAACGTCAAAACCAAAACGTGATAGAGAGAATGGACCCAATAGCGGGCGTTCAAATAGGGCTTCTATTTTGCCCCACATTGAACGATCTCACATTAACCAATGCCGTTGCCTGCATATCAACGAAAATCGAACAGAAGGGCTCACAGAGCGATATACCTAGATCACGTGGAAACTAAATACAGATACGAATTAAAATAATAATAACGAGAACAAGAATTCATGGATTACATAACGCCTTTTCTACTAATTTTCGGCATCACGCCACCTTTTATTTTCGCTGGTGTAGTTGCAGCAGTGCTACGCGTACTGATACTAGCTCGCTACCCACCACCGCCACGCCCTCCGTTTTTAGAGACGCTCAGACAAGCACTAGTAGCATTCATACTAATCATCAGCATAAACCCGTTCGCTATATATGCCGGTGTCGATCCCGCGCTAATAGTTCCGATTGCGATAGCTTTAGCACTATCCGGCCCCGAAAATTCAGCTAGATATTGCGTCAGATTCATCAAATTATTTTTACCTGAAACTTTTAGACAAAAAGTTGAAGATTTAGAAAAACGTGACAAAGAATTGACAAAGAAAGAAAAGGAATAAAACCGATTTTAATGTTGTCGAAACGGTTTCATAACTACAGACAACGAGGAAAACAAAAATGTTCATAGCAAAATTATTAAGATTTTTTGGATCACATATCACAGCAATCATTATCGCAGTTCTACTATCGTGCAATGCTCTACAAGCGATACAAATTTATCAGCTACAGGATAACGTCTCAGAGCTACGTCAAGAGAAAATCGAAATGCAACGGGATTCACTAGATCAGACAATAAAAATTAAAGATGAATACAATGAGAAAATTGATGAAATCTATAAAAAATACAATCAACAAATTGAAGACATACGCACTTCAAAAAATCGTCTTATTGATGATTTTAACGCTCAGCGTCTCAAGCTGCGCTCAGACATCGCAACAGCAAACGTATCTGCAAACGAGCTATCACGTAGCGCCGTCACTGCTGCTAAAACGCAATGCAGACTATCAACAAAATTTGTCGAATCTCTTATTCGAGAAGCCGCTAGAGCAGACACAACAACAGAACAATTGAATGCCCTAATAGACGCTGTAGAGGCTCAGGAAGGCACTAACGAGGCTATGTAAGACATTTTACGTATTGACAGTGTTATTGTCGGAACAAATAATAAACCGCTTAGGGCACTACATAGAGAGGAATAATAAATGAACGATTCGAGGTTAACATCATTGGATATAGCGAAAACTGCGATCAACAATTCAGAGAAAATAGAATTGAGGTCTCCGATTTGTTAGACAGACTTTTTGAATAGTATTCAGCAAACGATGACGGATGATGAAATTAACGCAATAGCTTTCGATGATATGTTTGATGCATACAAGACATTTTACGAGTACATCATATCGTGATTAGTTGCATGGGATGTAGGGAAAGGCGCGATAAAATAAAGAAATACATAGACGATTTCAGAGAAAACGTTAAACGAATGAAAGAGAAGAATAAAAATGAGCAACCAGAAAATGGATGCGCTAATAGCAGCGATGATAGATCAAACACGAGCAATTGATGAGCTAGTTAGAGTCGTAGACGAGCAGAACATGATGTTGAATCAGAGCAGTGATGAAGAGATAGAGAAAGATTATATTGAAATTCGTCAGATGAATGGGAAAGTTTTAAGAGTCCCAAAAAAATGATTGATCAATACTATTTTGTAAAATATCAGAAAGACGGCAGAGTTTACGCATCTGTCTATAAACGAAATAGTCAATATCTAATGCTGGACTAATACTATTATTCAGAAGCAGAAATAATTTTAGTAGAGCTAATTCATACGATCAACGGTAAACCTGTTGTCTCTATAGCTGGATCATTCAGGACGTACTTTCATTTAATTTTACGGTTCACGTCAGAGACTATCAAGTTTCTAGACAACGACGAACAACAGCATATATACAATCTACTGTTAATCAAACAATATACCGCACATAAGCCCGCCTAATCCCTCCTACTAAGATAATTCGAACAATATGATAAAACCTCTCAGAAGGGCTCGTTGGTGCCCTGACGTGGATGTATTTTGCCTAAATACATTCATGAACATATACAACCAAATAAAAACCACCAGAGCAATATCAGATGATGGCATTGAACGTTTAATCGAACGTGAATCAGTAGAGCTAACAGCATATCAGGATGTCGCTGGTATCTGGACTATTGGAGTAGGGCATACCGGCGCTGATGTCTATGAAGGGCTAACGGTCACATACGATCAGGCTATCTCGTTATTACACGCTGACATAGAGCGATTCGAGACAGTAGTTAATAGGTGTATTGATGTCTACCTAGAGCAACACGAATACGATGCGCTGGTATCGCTAGCGTTCAACATCGGCGTTCATGCATTCAAGACGAGCACAGTAGTTCGTTTGATCAACGCTAATGACTTCCTCGGAGCTGCTGACGCTTTCATGATGTGGAAAAAGGCTGGTGCAAGAGTGGTTCAGGGATTGATCAATCGTCGCAAAGATGAACGTGCTCAATTCTTGGGTATTGGGTTATGAGTCAGCATCAATATTCACATCTCTATAAAACCCGATCATGGTTTCGTTTACGTCAGAAACAGCTAATGAAAGCGCCGCTCTGTGCATTCTGTCTCAAACGCGGAATCTACACACAAGCGCGCATAGTCGATCACATTACGCGACATCGTGGCGATACTGAGCTATTCAGTGATCCAGACAATCTACAGTCACTATGCAAGCGGTGTCATGACAGTACGAAGCAGAGACTAGAGAAGCGTGACGTTCAGGCATTCGGCTTTGACGCTGATGGATTCCCGCTCGACCCTGATTCGCACTGGAACTAAACATCAGAACGCGGCCTAAATAACTGTTCCCATACAGTTGCGTATATTTGGCCGAATAATATAATAAACCTAATACGATTATCACTATCTTTGTAATAATGACGATCAACTGTGTCATCGTCATGATAAAAAGCGACACCATACCTAGGATTTTTATAACGGTTTCCTGTCGTAGGTGAAATGTTGTTTAGCATGTCTTCTAAAGCTGATATGTGTCGATGCGTAATCTCTTCACCTGAATTATTATGCGCGAGATCATTACGTATTTTAAATATCTTTTTAATGGGTGTAACTAGAATGTCTGGGAAACCTAGATTCTTACACACGCCGACCCGCATTTCATTCGATGTCAACAAACCTTCGAAAAGGTCAGCACCAGTTTTAGAGATTAGCCAATGATCTAATAGTGTCTCTAAATGAAAACTACTGCGCAATACGACACCGATATGATCTTCATTAAACATTAGCTTTGCAATGCTAGTTAATTCAGTAGCAACGTGATCATCTGCGTCAAAGTCAATGCGCATGCTTGATATCTCCTTTTGACTGTCCTCATAGATTACATCAATGGGGGGTGGAATGGAATGCGTACAACCCTAACCACTGCTGACCGCGCTCCACCCCCGAAAAATTATAACTTCCGGTATTCGAGTTTTCATAAATCCCTAAATAATAAAAAGAAAAGGGAATTATTATGGGCGCACGCGGACCGAAATCTAAAAATGAATTGTCTCTAATCGATAATTCTACAACTCAAATTCAACAGCGAATCGCACCCCCGGCAGATTTGACTAAAAACGAGCAGTCAATCTTTCAGGATTTAGTCAATCAGTTACCCGCATCTTGGTTTAACAAAACTCACATCTCTATGATGTGCCAATACTGTAGACACGTTTCAACGTCTCAGATGATCGCATATCAACTGCAACAACTCACAGCACAGCAACTACTAAATGAAGAGGGACTAACAAGATTCGATAAATTGTCGAAAATGCAGGAAAGAGAAACGCGAGCAATTACAACATTAATGCGTTCAATGAGACTTACGCATCAAGCGACGTACGATCATAAAACATCTCACACCGCTAAGCATGCCGCCGGTCAGGCGATAGATAAAAAGCCTTGGGAATGAATAACAACAATAATATGAGCAGGGCAGAACGTAATATTGAATGGATTGAGACACATTGCTATGTGCCTGATGGTAAGCTCGCCGGTCAACGTGTTCAATTAACTGATCACCAAAAATTGTGGATGATCTCTATATACGACAGCCCCACACGAACATTCATTCTTTCGATGCCGCGAAAAAACGCTAAGACAGCTCTTAGTGCATTTCTTTTGCTATTACATCTTGTCGGACCCGAAGCCGTTAGAAACGGACAGCTATATTCATCTGCTAATTCCCGCGATCAGGCCGCAATTCTATTCAAATACGCAGCAGCATCGGTACGTCTAAGCCCGACTCTATCAGATTTCGTATCAGTCAAAGATTCAGCTAAATCGATAGAATGCCCGCAGCTCGGTACAGTCTACCGGGCACTGTCAGCAGACGCTAAGACAGCTCACGGGCTAAGCCCGGTCTTTATTGTTCATGATGAGCTGGGACAAGTGAAAGGCTCGCGATCAGAGCTATACGACACGCTAGAGACTGGTTCAGCAGCGCATGATAATCCGTTGTCGATCATCATATCGACGCAAGCGAGTACAGATAACGATCTGCTTTCTCTTTTAATTGATGACGCGTTGCAAGGTGAAGACCCGAAACGCAAGGTCATTTTATGCACGTATGACGGTGAACATGTCTATTCAGATGAAGCGCTAAACGCAGCAAACCCGCATTTTGGCGATTTTATGAATCAAGACGAGTTACGCGACATCGCTAAACGCGCACAGCGTATGCCGTCACTCGATGCAGCATATCGGAACTTGCATTTAAATCAGCGAATAGCTGTAGACGATAAATTTATTTCACTAAATGTCTGGAAAGAAAATTCAGGAAAACCTGAAACGTGGCGCGGTCAGAGAGTTTGGGCTGGGCTCGATCTATCAGCAGTCTCAGATTTAACGTCTTTAGTACTACTCACAGAGTCGGGTGACGTGCACTGTTTCAACTGGCTACCAGCAGACGGAATACATGATAAAGCGGCTAGAGACCGCGTTGACTGGCCAACATACGCTAAAAATGGACACCTAGAACTTATTCCCGGCAGAACTATCAGTTACGATTTTGTTGCTCAACGTCTGCTTGAGATATTCAACAATTGTGATGTTCAGGCGATAGCGTTTGATAGATACAACATGCGTTTTCTGATTCCAGAACTACAGAGACTCGAATTTAGCCCCACTATGATCGATAAATTTAGAGAGTTTGGTCAAGGTTTCGTATCGATGAGCCCAGCAATTCGAACATTAGAAGAGTTATTACTAAACCAAAAACTCAGACATGGGAATAACGCAGTTTTGAATATCTGCGCGCATAACGTAACGACTCAATCAGACCCAGCAGGTAATAGAAAATTTGTTAAACCCGATTCTAGACATGATTCAGGCCGAAAAATCGATGCCATGGTTTCGCTAGCTATGGCTGTAGGCGTTAGACAGTCACATGAATTAGAAGAGAAAAAACCTAAATTAAAGCTAAATGCTCTGAAGTTCTATTAAAAATTTCCCTAAATACAATCATATAATAATAAAAACGAGAATAATAATAAAATGAGTAAAAAAGTCGCTTATTCAGTTTTGAGTATCACTAAATCAGTTGATGACGGTGAATCAAGAGAAATCTACGGCATTGCAACTACCCCAGCGCCCGATAGGGAAGGTGATGTTATAGATTCAACTGGCATTCAATATGCAGAATCATTACCGCTATTGCTGCATCACGATCACAAAAGCCCCGTTGGCACTGTTGAATTTTATGAAAAAACCGAAGCTGGTATTAAATTTAAAGCCAAAATTGCAAAAATCGAAGAAGAAGGGGCTTTAAAAACACGTACTGATGAAGCGTGGCAGTCTGTTAAATCCGGCATCATAAAAGGCGTTTCAATCGGTTTCCGCGTAATTGACGGCGCTATTGAGGTCATGAAATCAGGCGGAATACATTTCAAATCGATAGAGGTATATGAATTATCGCTAGTAACTGTTCCGGCAAATGCTCAGGCAACAATACTAGCTCTAAAATCTTATGATTCAAATAGTGATGATGATGTTGAATCTGAGAGCCCCGCGACTACTGTTTCGCAAACTATAATTAACAATAACGATATTGTAAAAAATCATAATAATAAAGGAAAAGAAAATTTTATGAAAATCTCTGATCAGATTAAGAGTTACGAAACAAAAATCGTGGCTCTAAAAAAACAATTAGAAGAAGTCTTTGAAAAATCACTAGCTGAATCTCGTGAATTAGACGAAGAAGAGGAAGGCCGATATGCTTCTATCAAAGAAGAAATCACTAATTCTGAAAAGCATTTAGGTCGTCTAAAAGATTTCGAAAAAACTATTTCTAAAGAAGAAAACACAGTTGAAGTTGCAGAACAAAATGAATCTGTTAAATCTTTCTCTATGCCAGCCCAGCCTAAAAAATTCGTAGAAAAAGGCGTTAAATTCGCTCGTTTCGCTAAAGCCGTTCGCGGTGCTAAAGGTGATTTACGTACTGCTGCTGAACATGCCAAAAAATTTACTGATACCCCAGAAGTTTATAACGCAATAAAAGCAATGGTCGACAGCGGTACTACTACTAACGCTGACTATTCTGCGCTAACTGACTATCAGAACATTCAGAGCGATTTCATCGAATTTCTACGTCCCCGTACAATCATCGGTCAGCTAGACGGTTTCCGTTTTGCTCCCTTTAATGTTCGAATCAAGGGCCAAAATCAAGGTTCTGTTGCTCAGTTCGTAGGCGAAGCAAAAATGAAGCCTGTAACTTCACTAGGTTTCAACTCTATTCTATTAGAAGAATACAAGCTCGCAGCTCTAGTAACTGTCTCTGATGAGCTTCTACGTAACGCAGATCCTCGCATTGATCTCACTATTCGTGACGATCTTGCTAACGCAATCGCTCAGGCTGTCGACCTACAGTTTATCAATCCGCTAGCTGATGGTGTCGAAGGCGTTAGCCCAGCATCTGTTACTAACGGTGTTACAGCTATCCCCGCTTCCGGCGTTACTGCTGATGATCTACGTCGCGATCTAACTAAGCTAAAGATCAACATGAGCAATGCAAAAATTGGTTATGGCGGTGCATACATCGTTCTAGACACTGCTATTCGTCTACAAATCGAAAATATGCGTACTGCCCTTGGTTCTGCTGAATTCCCAGAACTCGCTGACAGTCGTCTAATGGGTCTACCTGTAGTTGAATCAGAAAATGTTGGTAACAACATCGTTCTCGTTAAAACCAACGAAATTTACATGAATCAAGACAACATCGTCATCGATACTAGTCGTGAAGCGTCTGTTCTAATGTCTAATGATCCAAATAACGACAGCGGTTCTCTAGTTTCACTATGGCAGACTAACCAGCAAGGTTTCTTAGCTGAACAGTATGTTAACTGGCAGAAACGTCGCGATGCAGCCGTCCAGTATATCAGCGGTGCAAATTATGGCGGTTTAGAAACTGGTGAATAATAAGTAGTTTCTTAGCAATAACAACAATAATAGCTAAGTTTGAAACCCTCATTCGAGGGTTTCTTTTTTGCTAAATATAATAAAGAAATAGGAAATCTATAATAATGACAACAATCAGGTTCACTAAACGTTGCGCTAGCTATCGAGAAAATCAAGTTATTTCAGTCAAACCAGCAGAAGCAAATGTTTTTGTTGCTATTGGCGTTGCCGAAATAATGAATGATTCGGATAGTTTTGATAAAGAAATAAAATCAGACAGTACAGTTAAAAAGAAAAAACGATCTCCAAAAACAAAAAATACAGGAGAATAATCGATGGGTATTTTTGACAGATTTAAGAAAAAGTCGTTAGCAATAGACTATAGAAACACAACCGATAGAGTCAGAGAACCATTCACAGGCGCGTGGCAGCGTAATATTTCTGCTGTACGTGATGACGTGATCTATACGAACACTGTGTTTTCGTGCGTGTCTCTAATCTCACAAGACATCGCTAAGTGTGACATGGAACTAATCAAAAAAGATAACTTTGGTGTCTCTACAGTCGTGCGTAGTCCGCAATTTTCTAAAATATTACGCAATCCCAATAGTTATCAGACGATGCAAGAATTTATCGAAGCGTATGTTTTATCGCTTCTAAGATTCGGTAACACATACATTCTAAAAGAAAGCTCTAGTTTTGGTCTTATAACAGCGCTGCATATCATCGATCCAAGATTTGTTAAAACCAGAATTGCTACAACTCAAGATGTTTTCTATCAGATTCAGAAACGTGACGACGATGTAGCTATCTCTGAACAGTCTGTAGTGATTCCAGCCCGCGACATGATACACGACAGAATCAACGCTTTTAATCATCCTCTAGCTGGTATTTCCCCGCTAGTCGCTGCGTATTCCAGTGCTGAACATCAGGCAAACATGCAATCTGACGCATCAACGTTTTTTAAGAACGGCAGTAGACCTTCCGGCATTCTTTACCACGAATCTGAAGTAGAAGACGAAGTTGCAGAAGCATTTGCTAAAAACTGGCGTGAGAATTTTAGTTCAATCGCTAATTCTGGTTCAGTGCCGTTTCTACATTCCGGCGTTCAATACAAAGCCCTCGAATACACAAACGCGTCAGATTCGATGTTAGTTGAACAGCTCGGATTAACAATTACTCAGATTTGCACGGCTTTTAGAGTGCCTGAATTTCTAATCAATACCGGTCAAAAAGATTCGGTGACTTCCGGCGAGCAAAGATCACAAGCTTACTATTCACAGTGTCTACAGCCATACATCAAGAGAATTGAGACAAAATTAACGGATGGTTTAGGTCTATATGATGTCGGTCTAGAACTACAAATCAACATTGATGATTTGATCAGGCTTGATCAGTCGAAAAAAGTAGAAAATCTAACGTCAGCAGTCAAAGGCGCAATTATGACATTAAACGAGGCTCGTTTACGTCTCAATATGAGCCCAGTTGAAGGCGGCGACACGATCTATCTACAACAACAATATTGGTCATTAGAGCAATTGAATAAGCGTGAGCAAGCCCCCAGCGGACTAAATCCAGCGGATGATATCAATAATGCGACAGTTTCTAATGCAAAAAAAGAAACCGGTTCAATAAATCAAGATGGAGATACAGAATAATGGAATTTGTGACATTAGCAGAAATGAAAAAGCATTTACGTGTCGATCATGATGAAGACGACACTATTATTCAGTCATACATCTATGCTGCTTCATCACTAATTGATGCATATTGCAATTCTGATAAAGCGCTTTTAATCGATGATGTAGTTGAAGAGCGAATTAAAATCGCGACAGTTTTGATAGTTGCTCAGTTTTATGATGATCAAATTGATATCAGTGAAAACATGACAGTTCCAAGGGCTGTCAAGTCGTTACTGTGGGAATACAAAGTTTTGAAATTAGCGAGTAGTAAATGAAAAGAAATAGAGCTAGCTACAGACATCGCATCACATTTCAGAAAAAAGTGAAAACTCGTGAACCGGCGACAGGCGCAGTTATCTACGCTTGGACAGATATAGACGAGTTAGTAAACGTTCCCGCTGATGTTCAGTTTTTATCAGCTAAAGAATTAATGTCCGCTGATTCACTACAGTCTAGCGTTTCCGCGAGAATTATTATCAGATATAGATCATACGATTTCACCGCATCAATGCGTATCATCTATAAAGACAAAATCTACGACATTTTAGGCGTAATACCTGATAACGAAACTGGTAGAACTCACATCACGTTTCCGGTGAAACAAGGTCCAACGGATGGCTAAAGGATACAAAATCACAGGGATGGATGAGCTATTTAAAAATATCAAACGTGTTAAATCTGAGATTGTAAGAGATTCAGCACGATCAGCCGGACGCGCAGCGATGAGGATCGTTCAGGAAGATGCGCAGCGCAGAGCGCAAGCGATAGATGATCCGAAGACACCGACCCACATTTATCAGAATATCGCAATGACGACACGTTGGGATAAATCTACTGGCATCATGCGTGTGAAAGTCGGTGTAAGAGGCGGTGCACGCTACCGCAAGGGTGACAAAGATAAATTACTGACTACATATTTCCGCTTCGTAGAGCTTGGCACAGAACGCAGTAGAGCTAGACCTTTCTTACGCCCAGCTTTAAAAAATAATCATCAAGCGGTACTCAAACAATTTTTAGATGAGATGAATAGACAATTAGACAGAAGAATATAAGAAAATGTTAACTGACTTTTACGTAAGATGCTCTCAGAGCGAAGGATTCAAATTACTATTAAATGATTCAGATGATAAAACATCTAGCGATGATCTCCGTATATACCCGATAGTGGCGCCCGAAGGTGTAGCTTATCCCTACATCGTTTATAACACAATAACAAGTAATCCTTTTAATGTCTTAAAAGGAAAACCGGTAGCGGAGTCGGTTTGGGTTCAGGTTGATATTTACGCGAAAGACTACGTTTCATGTCTCATGTTAGCTCAGGTTTTACGAGAAGAATTAATTGATCAATGTTATATGCAATTGAATCTTGAGACGTTTGACGACGAGACTAAATCTTATCGCATTTCTCACGATCTAGATTTCATTACATCAACAAATTTTAGATAAATAATATTGCAAGTATTATAATTATAATAATAAAGGAAAATAATAAAGATGGCTAAGAATTTCGTTTTTACTCAAGGCACAGACGCTTATGTTCATAAAATTGGCGCTACTGATGTCATCGATTTAGCATGTATCGAAAGTGTAGACCCCGGCACTACCTCACGCGGTCAAGTCGCTTTAACATGTTTGCAAGATACCGAAGCACAATTTGCCCCCGGCTTGGATACTCCGGGAACCGCTAATTTTGTTCTAATAGTTGATCCTACCTCTACAGTTCAATCAGAGCTATATCAGATGTATAACAACCGCGAAACAATCGAGTTCGTTATTGGCTGGGCTGATGGTACTGCTGCACCAACTGTTGACGCTGAAACTAGTGAACTAGATTTTAGTTCTGCTGATCGTTCCTTCATCGTGACTGAATGCTATATCTCAGAATATAATTTCACTTTTGAAGCTGATAACGTCGTCAAAGCAAACGTGACATTACAGCTTTCCGGTAAAACTATGTTTTCTCCAAAGCCCGCTTGATATTTGACTAAATATCATTAAGGCATTTAAGCCCCTAGCGGGGCTTTTTATTTTGGAGAAAATAATAATGAAATTACTTGAAAAAGCTAAAACTTACGACACTAAAACGAATTTTGTTCTATCGTCTGTAGAGTACGATGATGAAAATATCGAATTCTACGTCGCAGATAGAATGACTGCATCAGACTATGAATTCGTCTATATGAAAGGCGACGAAAATAGCAGTTGGATGGGTCGGCTAGTTCATCGCTGTACGCGTGATATAGATGATAAGGGCAAACAACAACGTATCGATCTAGAACAATGTGAAGCTTTCCCTACGCCATTGCTATCCCTGTTGTGTGCGAAAATTAATGAGATACAAGAGCCTTTAGAAATAGCTGACAACGAGGACGAGGCAAAAAACGACTGAAAGACCGTGAGATTTGGCATGAGCTTGTTTTAGCCGGTGTCGGCGGTCGCACTATAGAAGAAGCTAAAGAAACGTTAACGTATCAAGAATTTATTGATTGGGTTGAATATCGATCAATTCGAGGTCCGCTTATCTCTTCTCAACGTTTAGAGCAACAGATAGCACAACAAACTTTAGTGCATCTCAGAGTTAACGGAGACAAAGAAACGTCTATCTACGATCTAATGCCATTTGAAGAAAAGCCGGACAAGGAAAAGGTTGAAAAAGTCGAATTATCGTTCGATCAGTTCAAGACAATGATGCAACGTCTCTAAATAGCTCTATAAGGCTCTCTGTTCAATTTTAGGTCAAAGTGACCCTATGGCCTTGGTTGATGTGAGAACGTTCAACACAGCGCATCACAGAGAGTCGATTTCTACACAGCTCGATTAAAATCTAAATAAAATAACCATCAAGCCCCCGTAGGGGGCTTTTTCATTGTCTGAACAACACTAAATATCAATATAACAAAAACAATAAATGGAACAAAAATACAATGGCGACAAATTCACGAAATCTTGGTTCATTAACAGTTGATCTAGAAGCGCGCACGGGGCGATTTACAGATGGTATGTCTAAAGCAGAGCGGGCAGCTAAGAAACTCGAAGACTCTAACAAACGTCAACAACGAGAACTCGATAGATTAGTATCGAAAATCGATCCAGTAGTCGGGAAGCTGGGCGAGCTGGATCGCATGGAACAACAGCTAGCTAAACATCGAAAATCCGGCAAACTCGATACTGAAACATATGACGTTCTAAACAAAAAAATCAACGAACAGCGTAACGCGCTTGCAGGTTCATCATCTGCAATGCAGAAGAACGCTAAGACGGCGGGTGAACTCAGATTCGCGACTCGCGGACTACCTGCACAGTTCACTGATATCGCTGTATCTCTTCAAGGCGGCCAACGTCCGCTGACTGTACTGTTGCAGCAGGGTGGTCAGTTAAAAGATATGTTTGGTGGCGTTCTCCCAGCATTTCGAGCGATGGGAACTTATGTTGTCGGTTTAATTAATCCGCTAACAATCGTTGCTGCTGCTTTGGGTACGTTCGCAATAGCTGCGTATGCTGGTGCTGATGAATCAGACAAATTGACAAAATCATTAGCTCAAACGGGAAACATGTCAGGCGCTACTACTGATGAGCTAATCATGACTGCTAGAGCGCTTGATAATTTGTCAGGTGTGACACAACGTAGAGCAGTTAACGCACTAAATGAAATCGTAAAATCTGGGCAATTTACAGAAGATCAATTCACTGATATAGCGTCAGCAGCGTTAGCTATGCAAGATAGTACAGGACAAGCGATTGATGAAACGATTTCACAATTTGCTAAAATTGCTGATGATCCTGTAGAAGCAATTTCATCATTAAATGAAAAATACAATTTCTTAACTGCTGACATCTATAAACAGATAACGGCGCTTGTGGAGCAAGGGCGTACTGTTGATGCTCAACGTTTAGCAATGCAGACTTATTCAGATACTATTCAAGATCGTGCAAAAGATGTCACGCGATCTTTAGGGACGATAGAAACAGTCTGGAAAAATATCAAAATAGCAGCGAGCGAGGGCTGGGATGCAATATTAGATATCGGTCGTCAGTCAACTATTGATGACAAAATCTCTGATGTTCAATCGCAGTTAGCAGCAGCTAGAGACCGCGCAGAATCAGGACGATCATCAAAAACAGGCGGTGTAGCAGCAGCGCAAGCACAAGTAGCGAATTTAACGATTCAGCTATCACTATTAGAATCACAGAAAATAGCTACACAACAGCAGGCTAAAGCCGAAGCTGATAAACAGAAAATTCAAAATCGTGCTATTTCAGCAATTACATCTGTCAATAAACTCATCGATGACGGACGTTCAAAAGCTGAACAGCAAGCTAAAGCGTATAAAGATTTAGAAAAAAATATTGCAGCAGCAGCTAAAGCTGGTACGCCGTTTTCAGCCGAAGAAATTGATAAAGCTCGCGCAGCGATTAATGATAAATTTAAAGAGACTAAACGTGAAACGTCTTATCGTGAAGATGCAGCAACTCGTTATCTCGATAAACTACGTGAACAACAGTCATCGCTACAACAGCAGTCAGAGACATCTGACAAAATCGGTTCAGCACAACGTGAGCTAATAAAATTTAATCAACAGATTGCGGACATTAAATCGAAATCACAGCTAACAGCAGAGCAGCAATCACTGTTGAATAATGAATCAGCTATTCGTAAGCAATTATCGATTAACTCTGCGTTAGAGAAACAAATTGAAGCGCAAAAATCTCTAGAGACTTTAGAGAAGAGTAGAGAAAAATTATTCGTTTCATTAATGACAAAAAGAGAAAAAGCGCTAGCTACAACGAAAGAGCAAGTAAAAGAAATTCAAAAATTACGTGAAGCCAATCTTCTAACGTCAGATCAATCATCAAGCTTAACGACTGCTGCGAATCGCGGTGCTCAATCTGATGCGCCTCAATTCTCCGGATTATCACCGGAAGTCGGCGGGGCTGCTGGTGATCTACAAAAAATCAGTGAGTACAAATCGAAGCTTGAAGAGTATTTCAAAGACGAAAGTAAATTAAATGAATCGCAGTACGACGAAAAGCTAAAATCGGTCGAAGATTATCTAACACGTAAAAACGAGCTAGAAGCATTATCGGCACAAAAGACGCAACAGATAGCGCAAGCGTCGAGTCAGGCACAGCTATCAGTAATGTCATCACTAGCATCATCGACTGCTGACATCATAGCGACTATCGGTGACAAATCGAGCGCTGCATACAAAACCATGTTCCTTATCTCGAAAGCCGCACAGATGGCACAGGCGATAGTGAACACAGAGACAGCAGCAACGCTAGCGCTAGCTCAAGGGGGCGGCATAGCAGGGATACCGATGGCTACCATAGTGCGGGCGACAGGTTACGCGTCAGTTGCCGCTATAGGGGCTACAGCTATCTCCGGTGTCGTCGGTCAGGCGCATGACGGCATCATGACTGTACCGAATTCAGGCACGTGGAATCTCGAAGCTGGTGAACGTGTATTACCACAAAAAACCGCCAAAACTTTGGATAACACGTTATCGCGAATCGATGCGTCTAAATCTTCAAATTCATCAATCGTTTACTCTCCGACGATCAACGTTGAATCAGGTGCGAATGCTGGTACTCAACAAGCATTTGAACAATATATGAAATCAGATAGAGCAAGATTTTTAGCGATGGTCAGTCAAGAGAAACGCAACGGTGGTGCGCTATCGAACTATAAATAATAAGAACAACAGGAATAACAATAATAATGGCGTATGCAAAATTTCCAACACTCAATCATCGGGCTGATGTCGATTACGGCGCATCTGATGAACTAGAGTTTTCAATAAAATCAGTTAACTTTGGCGACGGCTATGAACAGCTATCGCCCGCTGGTATTAATTCAATACGTTCAACGTTTAACATCACGTTTTCAAATCTGACAATTGATGATGCTCAATTAGTTGAAGCGTTCATTAGATCGAAAAAGGGAGTCGAACCATTTCTATTCGATTTCAATCGTGAAGATTCGAGAGCTGTCACGTGTTCGCAACTCTCACGCACTGTCGATAATTTTGAACGTATTACTATCAGTGCACAGTTTAGAGAGTCGCATCAATGAACAATATCATCGCGACTACAGCACAGCTATTAACTACAGATGCAGTTATCACACTCTATGAAATTGACGCTAAAAATTATGGTCAGGGCGTCTTACGTTTTCACGCAAACTCTAATGAAGTTTTAAATTTTAATGGATATAACTACACACCATTTCCAATAAAATCTGAGGGTTTCGAGTACAACGGTAAGGGTTCACTACCGACCCCAACGCTAACGGTTCCAGCCCAAGATTTAGCGTTTATGAGTGTGTTAATAGGTTCAAACAACCTTGAGGGTTGTGACGTTCGAAGAATCCGAACATTTGAAAAACATTTAGATTCCGGCTCTGACCCAGACCCTTCAGCTACATTTCCAGTTGATCATTTCTATATCGATAGACGCTCTGCACAAACGTCAGTTTCTATCACGTTCGAACTAGCGTCGAAACTTGATCAGCAAGGCAAGCAAATACCTAATCGACAATGTATTAAAAATACGTGTACGCACAGCTACAGATATTGGAATGCAGAGACTCAGGAATTTAGCTATGAAAACGTGACATGTCCGTATGCCGGTGATGAATATTTTGACAGAGAAGGTAATAAAATTATCGATCCAGCAGAGGATACTTGTTCAAAAGATTTAGTTGACGGCTGTCGTAAACGTTTCGGTAATAACCCGCTGCCGTTCAGAGGCTTTCCGGGGTTGCAGCGATACTAATTATGCTAACAACAGAACAAGAACAACAAATCAAACAGAAAGCGATAGACGGTTATCCGTTAGAAACAGTCTGGCTATTAACTGAGAAAGCGGGGCTCTATCAAGTTCAAAACGTCTCTGATGATCCCGAGAATCATTTTCACGTTTCCAAAAATGATATGATTAAAGCAACAAAAGAAGGTTTGTTAGCTGTTATACATTCACATCCTGATTATCCTGCATGTCCTAGTGAATCAGACATGCGAACACAGCTAGCGTTAGATGTCCCGTTTGCTATTGTTGCGACTGACGGTAAAGATGCAACAGCTCTAACGTGGTGGGGCGATAATATCGAAAAAGCTCCGCTGATCGGTAGGGGGTTCATTCACGGTGTTCAAGATTGTTATTCACTGATTAGAGACTACTACGAATTAGAGCTAAACGTTAATCTACCTGAATATCCCCGTTCTTGGGAATGGTGGAAATTAGGACAAGATTTGTATTCAAAGAATCATGAATCAGCAGGATTTATTAGGGTCTATGAGCCCCAGCGGGGCGATATGATTTATATGCAGATCAGATCAGGTGTACCCAATCACGGAGCTGTGTATCTTGGAAACAATCTGATTCTTCATCACGTCACAGCCTCAAATCCTGTCGATCAGACACGCATATCTAAACGTGAACCAATCGCTCGTTGGCTCCCATATATCACCCACTACTACAGACATAAATCACAATTTTGATAAATATCTAAAACAAGGATATTTTCAAATTATGGTCAATGTTCATCTTCACGGCTCATTAAAACAAAAATTTGGTGAGCTATATCAACTAGACATCATCGACGCAGCAGAAGCTATACGCGCACTGTCAGTACAACTATCAGGGTTTGAGACCGCTATACGCGACGGATCATGGCATGTGGTGCGCGGTAACTCATCTTTAGACGAATCATCACTAAATATCAAATTCGGTAGCGAATCAGAGCTACACATCATGCCAGCGATTGCCGGTTCCGGCAGCGGGACAGGTAAAACAATCCTCGGGGCTGCGCTGATCGGGGCTTCATTCTTCGTACCAGCGGCAGGCGTAGCGGGCATAGCAGCTCTCTCAGGTGGTGCGGTAGCCGTCGCCGGGGCATCGCTTGTGCTATCAGGCATCTCTACGTCGCTCGCTACTCAGAACACAGCAGATTATGAATCTCAGGTTTCACCGGACGAACGTGCGTCGTTCCTGTTTGATGGCCCAGTCAACCGCGCAGCGCAGGGTATCGCAGTTCCAATAATAATCGGGGAAGTTAAAACAGGTTCAGTTGTCGTTAGTGCTGGTCTATCTACAGAACAATTATAAAAAATAAAAATGGATAAAAATAATAATGAATGAAGTCATAAACGTCATAGGGGCGAAAGGTGGGAAAGGTGGCGGCGGTTCTGGTCGTGTAGCTCAGGAAGACCCGAATACACTACAAAGCAACGCGACAGCGAAAATAATAGATTTACTGGGCGAGGGTGAAATAGTCGGTCTAGTAGACGGCGCTAAATCAATTTTTATCGATGATACGCCGCTACAAAATGAAGATGATTCTTTTAATTTTTCCGGTATTGAGTGGGATGAGCGGGTTGGATTAACAGAACAAGATTATGTTTCAGGTTTCGACGGTGTAGAAGCAACGACTGACGTATCAACTCAGGTCAAAAAATCAGATGCAGTAGTCAGAGCTATTAACGATACAGATATTGATGCTGTACGCGTTACTATTCAAATTCCAGCACTTACTGAACAAGATAAAAAAACGGGCGATCTTCATGGCTCTAGTGTTCAGATAGCTATTGATGTCGCATCTGCTGATAGTTCATATACTCAAGTTAAATCAGACACAATTTCAGGTAAAACGACTTCACCTTATCAGCGCAGTTATCGCATTAATTTATCGGGTCAAGGTCCATGGAACGTTCGTGTTCGTCGTTTAACTGATGACAACGATGACGATTCATCAATCAGAAATGACACGTATTGGTCAACTTATACAACAATAATCGACGGTAAGTTCGTCTATCCAGACAGCGCATATTTAGCTTTAAAAGTTGATGCGTCTCGTTTCGGTGATTCAATTCCTGATCGTGCTTATCATGTTCGAGGTCTGATAGTTCAAATTCCATCAAATTATGATTCTGAATCTAGAACATATTCCGGTATATGGGATGGTACGTTTAAACGAAGCTGGACGAATAACCCAGCTTGGATTTTCTACGATTTATGTACAAATAAAAGATACGGCGCGGGCATAGATGCGCAACATGTTGATAAATGGTCGCTTTATCAAATCAGTGTGTATTGTGACGAGTTAGTCGATGACGGATATGGCAGCACAGAGCCAAGATTTACAGTCAATACTGTTTTAAATTCACGTTCTGAAGTCTTTGACGTATTAAACAGCTTGGCAGGCGCTTTCCGGGGCATGATGTACTGGTCAACAGGGTTAGTTACTGCTGTTCAAGATGCACCGTCTGATTCATCACGTTTTTTCAATACTAGTAACATCGTCGATGGCGAGTTCAAATATTCAGCATCTAAACTCAGCACTAGACACACTGTATGCGCGGTCAGTTGGAATGATCCAGACGATAATTATCGAAAAAGCGTTGAGCTTGTCGAAGATCAGGAAGCTATTCAAAAATATGGATTCAATCAAACCGACATAACAGCTTTTGGATGTACTTCTCGTGGTCAAGCCCGACGCTTGGGACTCTGGACACTTTACACTGAACAGAGTGAAACAGAGTTACTTGAATTCTCGACCGGTTTTGCTGATGCGGACCTAAGACCGGGCGAAATCATATCTATTTCTGATCCTAATTATGTTGGCGCTAGAATCGGCGGTCGTTTGGTTGGGAATCTCTCAACTCAAACTGTTCTATATATCGATAAACAACCGTCCGATTTTGACGGTGCTAATCGTGTTATTTCTGTTCGTTTACCTTCGGGATCAACTGAACATGTCAGCGTTTCATCTATATCTGATGACGTAATCACTCTAGCTACATCTCTATCTGAAAAGCCATTAGCTAACGCGCCGTGGATGCTTTCCAGTGCGGACGTTTCAGCGAGAACGTTTCGAGTGTTGAGCGTCACCGATAACGAAGACAATTCTTATACGATTTCAGCAATCGAACACAATAAACATAAATTTGCTCAGATCGAGCAGGGTCTAAAAATACCTGAAAGCCCGACGACTCTATTGCCTACTGGCCGACTCAATCCGCCTCTAGATATATCAATAGAATCATATACTTATATAGCGGGTGGACAAGCTCATCAGGGTCTAACGATAAGCTGGACGCCTGCCGATGATCCCCGCGTGCGTAGCTACGTTGTAGAAGCCATGAGCCCAACGCAGAGCGCGTATGAGCCTGTCGGTGGTACAGCGCTAACGAGCATCGATCTACGCGACACTGTAGGCGGGCAATGGTCAGTCAGAGTTGCCGCCGTCGATAGCATCGGGAACCGCTCAGCGTGGTCAGTACGTACAACTACGATTTCGACACTGCTACTACCCGTTGCGCCCGATTCTGTCGCTATGACGCTCGGCACGTTCAATATCACGCTGATTCCGTCGAGCAGCAGGCCGGGGCAATTATTCGAATATCGACGCTCAAACACAGCGCTTGATACTGATCAAATTGAATCTAACGCTGTTTTTCTCGGGTACTCAACGACTCTCGTCGATACGTCTCTAAAGTCTGGAACGACCTATTACTACTACGTGCGGGGCTATAACGCCTACGGCGTGAGTGTGTGGTATCCAATTTCAGGCACTACTGGCACCAACGTTGATGACATCACTGATGCAGTTTTAGACGATCTAACGAAACCCGGCGCATTGCTAGATCAGTTCGAAAACGGCATTAAAGACAATGCAGACGCGATTGATGCTGCTAGAGTCGATGTAGATAAAGCGATTAACGATTCTCAGACTGCTTTAGACACTGCTGAAAACGTTCAGACACAGGTTAACTCGTTAGAATCATCAGTTGATAATCGTGTGTCTAGCGTAGAAACGACAGTACAAACGCTATCTGACGATGCACAAGCTATTGCAAATAATGTCATAGAACTAACCTCAACTGTCGATGGGAATTCAGCAACAATTAAAAATCTAGATCGAACTATTGCGCTCGATCACATGCTACTAGCGATTCATGAATCAGTACAACAGACGCAAAATGCAGTTGGATCAGCAACGATTACTGTCGAAAATATCACGCGTGTTAATGATACCTCTGCACTAGCTCAGCGAATTACTACATTAAACACGTCGTTTAACGATACTACTGCGTCGATTCAGAGTGAGCTAACAGCGCTGTCGACAGCCGACTCTGCTATAGCTCAACGCATAGACAACTATGAAATCGATGTGGATGGTCAATTTGCTAGCGTAAATTCTTCAATCAGTGCTGTTTACGATAAAAATAATGGTGCTGTAGCACAGTCAATACAGACTGTGAATGTTAACGGCAAAAAGGCCATGATCGGTATGCAAGTTGGTGGCGGTACTGCAACTATCGCCGCTGTTGCTGATGTTTTCGCTATTATTAACGAAGACAACGGCAACTACAAAATTCCATTCGTCGTGACCGGCGGACAGACAGTGATCGATGATGCGTTAATTCGTGATGCGTCAATTACTAATGCGAAAATAGAAAACGGTTCTATCAATTCAGCAAAAATCGCTGATTCGATACAGTCTGATAATTACAGCAGTTCTTCGGGTTGGAAAATATCGAAAGACGGTCGAATGTATTTGAACGCGGGGCTACAAATCGGCGCAGGTGATTTAGGTGATGATGTAACTATAGCTGGTACAGACACACTCAGAACTATTCGAGATCGTGCGTATGATGGCACACGTTCTTATGATCGTATGAACGATTGGACACGCAGCGGTACGACGCTGATCGACGGCGGCAAAATCTATGCTGATGATGCGTTCATCGTTAGTGCAATGATCAAAAATGCTGAAATCGATACACTACAGCTTAAAGGTAATGCAGTAACTATATCAAAATCAGACACAATATCTGGTACGTATGATTTATCAACTAGCTGGGAAGATGTTATTGGTTTTGATTACAATCCAGAAAATAACAATTGTGATGTCATATTTAATTTTTCTGGTGATGTTTATGCTTCAGAGTATATTAATAATAACTCTTATGCGTATGCACGTATAAGAATTCAGCTTCGGGTGCTCGTTGATGGGGATTCAAAATATCAGTGGGGCGACATTCTTGATGTTCGTAATACAACATATAACAACGGCGACGGCGTGGCACAGGCTATTGCAGAAGCGGCAGATGTAAAAACATTAGCAGCACCGCTATCGAAATGGTCAGGCAAGCGATATGTAAAAATACAAGCTCGGATGATCGGTAACGCACAAAGCTATCATGCATCTGTTGCAAAACGCTATATGAAGCTATCCACATCAAAGCGCTAAATAATTATAATAATAAGGAATAATAATAAAAATGGCAGATACAATTAATGTTCAAGATGCAAATGACTGGCTGGGCCAAGTAGAGTCTAGAGCGCATGAATTAGTAGATTTACTGAAAGCTGGGGTTGATATTTCAACGTCTGGGAATCTTGGTGATATAGCTCTATTTGATACACTCTCAGCTGCACCGGTCGGTACAGCATCAATACTACGCAATAAAATTGATTTTGATGTCAGCGTCCGCTCTATATTAGACGCTGCTGGCCTTGGCGGTCAGGATCAGCCTGAATATCCGCCCGCATCGATGAATGATGATCCCGTTTCAATACCTGCCGGGATTTATAGAGTCACATCACAGACAGGTGACAGACCTTATAATGGTCGTGGCGGTACTATACTGTTCACTCGTTACGATACTGAATCAGTAACTGTGCTCTATTTTCCAGCCAATATGAATGAAATATATTATCGCTATTACTATAACGATGAATGGTCTGCTTGGCATAAGTTCTACAATACGAGTCAAGAAACGGGATGGATTACACCGACACTATTAGATGGCTGGACTACATACGGGTCTTCATATGACTCTGTTCAGTATCGACGTGATGCGATGGGTTATGTTCATTTAAAAGGATTGTTAAGAACGTTCACTGATTGGCACCTTTCCGACATATTTACACTACCAGCCGGATTTCGACCCGCTGGAAGTCAAATATTTGGCGCATTCTGTGACCAAGGAGCATCATCAGTCAATATCGGACGTATCAACGTCTATCCTAGCGGTACAGTCGGACCCGGCCCCGGTGCGTGGCGCGAAGATCCTACTAACGTTGGTTGGGTCAGCCTAGCGGGCATTTCATTTGTTGCGGAGATTTAATCGATGAAAATATTATTTGAAATAGATAATGATGGGTATTTTCTGGGTGACGTGATAATTAGTGATAATGAATCAGTTCCCGAAAATGTTATAGCTCACCGGCCGCCTCAACCGTGTATTAAACCCCGGTGGGTTAACGGAGGATGGATAGAAGAGGCACAAGATAAACTTGAATTAATCAATGCTGGCGTTGATCAAGTGCGAGCTACGAAACGTACACTGATCGCATCTCTAGGTATTGATTATGATAATGCAGCTAATGAATTACTGAGAAACTATCCTGAAAATGAGCGTCTAACATTCTCTCAACAGCAGCTAGAAGCTGAAGCATATGTTCTAGATAAAAATACTGATACGCCAATTTTGAACAAAATTTTAGAAGGGCGTAACGGTGATGACGGTACTGAAACGTTAGATGATCTCGTTGCTAAAGTACTAGCTAACGTAGATAGATTCTCAGAGTTTCAGATAAAGACTGGATATAGACAAAGAGTAGAGCGCCGGATTCTTGACGCTCAGTCATTAGAAGAATTGGAAAGCATTAGCTGGGAGTTTTAAGGCAATACTTTTTTTGTTGTGTCTTTCGTCTTTGGTATTAGACTGAGGTCACTATGCATCGATTTTTCAATCTCAGTTTCAAAGCTAGTGATTTCAATATCAATTCTATTCACTGCGTCTATAATAATCTCGTATGCATTTTCAGTCGCATGAGGCAGCGACAAATGCGCACGTGCTCCGTAAGCGTGCGTCAGTATATTGTTATTTGCTATTTCTATTATACTTTCTGATTTCGTTGAGATGTATAGCTTGGCCGTTGTTAGATCTATTATAATTTGCTCTGACGCTTCAATTATTTCTTTCAGTTCTGTAGTCGCCGATGTGTTGTTAAATTTTAACTCATCTTCGATTTGGCGTTGTCTTAACTTAACAACCTTTGTTTTCAGTTTTCCAAAATTTCTCATCGTGCTTTCATACATCTCGAGTTTCTTAAGTCTATGTTGTCTATATTCAAATGATATCAATGTCCCCAACATCGCCACGATAGCGCCAATTAGAGCTGATATTATTGTAGAGAACATATTAACTCTCCAGTCTATTTCGCCTGTCTGTCAATATTTTCTTATAAAGTCTGATTTTTTTTAACTCGGCTTCTAGTAGTACATCCTCTTTTAGAACCTCGTCAATCATTTCTATTATCTCTGTCAAACCTGTTGGATCATCTACGTAATGAGCCTTTGCTATCACATCTGTAAATACGCTGTCGATTATCATTGATAGTTGGAAAATGTCATCTGTTGCTTTTCCGAGTTTGATTAACTTGTGCAATATGTTTCCAAGTTTCTCGTATACAGTTGAAATGATAGTTTCCCGTTCAACCTTGATTTCCAGAAGATTATCGCCTCTACCGTCGTGAATAGCGTTTATCATACCCTTAAGCAATTGAGGTTGTTTTATTTTGTTGCAAATACACGGTTGAGTTTTCATGTTGCCGTAGCTCAATACCGTTATATACGTATGTTCGAGAATTTCTAATCCTGTTTTTAAATCATATGCGTTGAAAATTGTTTTGCTGTTTTTATAACTAATGTCACCAAATCTTTTTTCTGCTAGTGATTCAAGTTGTAGTAGTTCACCCGCGTCAAGAATTAGCAATAACTCTTTTTTCGACAGCCCATCTTGCTTTACATCGATTATTGTGCTGATGCTTATCATTGTCATTCTTAGGTTTGGAAAGCCTTTGCCTTTCATAATTGGAATCGTTTGTTCAACGATTCTTGTTAAGCAGCGTTCAGGCGAATTAAACGGAAATAAAAGCTGATAAAGCTCTTCTTTGTTCTTAAAGCGTATTGTTTGATGATGGATTCTTTCAATTGACTCTAGTTTTTCAAAAAATATACGACGGTGTTTGTCGTACCTCTCAAATTCTATGCTTTCGAGTTGTTTCTCGATTAGCGTGTTTTGTTTTTTAAATTGTGCTAGTACCACTAGTAAAGTAGCAACTGCTGAGAATGATGCTAGTAGCCCAAAAGTTCCAGATAAGAGTGAACCAAAATCGCCCCAGTTGCTCGATTCGCTTGAATAGCCGGTACCCACGTTTCTAACATATTGGTACATTATGAAGATGCACAAACCTACTACGCAGGAAATAAAAATCGTTATCGGTCTTGGTATCAATCTATCTTGCTTATTCAC